GGATCATCGCAACTCGCTGACGAGCGAAGCCAGATCAAGCGTGGGAACAAGTGGGTGCGGGACAACTACCCGCCAACATACTAACCGGCGAGAGCAAGGGCTCACCGGATTAAATCGGAACGGGCAGATCGTTTCTGTCCGGCCCGCTGTCAACGGCGGCGGGCGAATACAAGCGGTCGACCGTGAAACGTCGCTAAGTCGAAGGAATCGAACCGCGTTGTACTCCTGCGAACAGTCACCAACGGTTCGGCGTTTCCGACAGTCACGCCGAGACTGTTCGCAGGTTTTTTTCTTAATGAAAGGACTTCAAAATGCTAGTGCTTCGAAGATCAGTCAGCGAAGAAATCATTATCACGGTTGGCGAAGAGGTGATCGTCATTAAGCTGGTCGACACTATTGGAACGAACCACGCACGGCTCGGCTTCACAGCATCAAAGAACGTGCGGATTGATCGCAAGGAGATTCACGACGCGATTCAGGAAACGGGCTTTAATCCAGAGGCGTTCCCAATCGCTCCGCTCATGCCAGTGGTGCGAATCGGTGAGCGACTCCCCGGCGAACTGATGCGGAGAAAACCATGAGCAGATCAACTAAACGGGTCGATGCGAAGCTGAACAAGACAGGCCGATACTTTCCTCAAGAGTATCCAAGCGCGGAACAGATCGCAGAGCAAAAGCGAATACAGGCCGAGATCCTCGCGGAGAAGATTGCAGCGGGTCCGGTCGATCCGTGCGGGACATGGGTTAAGGAAGATAAGGTTTATTCAACGCGGATGCTTCCAGGTGGTCGCGGCGTATTGAGGGGGCAGGGATGAGCCGCAAAGCGAAGACAGACAGAGTCCCCCGAACTCGCGCTGGTGGCGAGTGGACTGAAGCCGCCTTCTGGGGGTTCATCCGCTCGGGACTTCGTCAGTTGTCACGTCGATGGCCTCCGTTAGTGAGGCACGCACTGAATGTTGTGAAGCGTAAAAGCCAGAGCGACAACAAAAGGCTGAAGTGGGAATTTCAATGCCAGCGATGCGAAGAATGGTTTGCACGCAAAGAAGTTGAAGTAGATCACATTGAGCCATGTGGCTCATTGAAATCATTTTCCGATCTGAGCGTGTTTGCCGATCGGCTGTTTTGCGAATCGGATGGTTTGAGAGTGTTGTGTTCTGAGTGTCATTTGAAACGGAAAGAAGAGAAATGAGGATCTTGAAAGGTAAACAGGGCGGACCACGTCGCGTTTTGTTTCATGGGACGAACTTTATCGGAAAGACAACGTTTGCCTCGCAGGCGTTCGGCGGGGCGTTGCTCGCTAATCTTGAAGACGATCGAGACGTTGACATGGATAAGACGCCGCCAATTCGAACATGGGATGAGTGGCAGGAATTCTGGTTGTATTGCGACACGACAGCGGCGAAAGGTGAGTTCCCCTATCGCTGGATTGCCATTGATACGATCGACGCTTTGCAGCGGATCATCGAAAAGCAGATCTGCAAAGAGAAGAACGTCGAATCGATGGCCGACGACAAGTTTTCGTACGGCAAGGGCAACAAGTTCATTGAAGCGATGTGGGACAAAATTAAGTTCCAACTGGACTGGCTGCACACTGAACGCGGGCTGGGAATCATCCTGCTGGCACACAGCGAAGCCGTGAAGATCACTCCGCCAGATGCACCGTCCTATGAGCGCTGGGAGCCGTCCGTCTGTGAATTCGCTCGTGATCTCCTTTGCGACTGGTGTCAGGAAGTTTTCTTCGGTTCGTTCCGAACCTATGCCGTCAAAGAAGACACCGGATTTAATCGCACTCGAAACATCGCGGCGGGTGGCAGCGAGCGTTTTGTCAGGACGCAGCCAACGGCGGGAGTCCGTGCCAAGAACCGTTTGAACATGCCTGAAGAAATGGTTGAGTTTTCGTTTGAGAAGTATGCAGAGTTTTTTGTCCCAAGTGAAGTTTTGAAAGGTAATTGAGATGGCTGATTTAGGTGGATATGACGCATCGCAAGTAAAGGACAGCGAGTTTGAGGCTCTGCCTGCGGGGGAGTATCGCGCTGTCATGACCGAGAGCGAACGCAAGAAAACGAAGGACGGGGCGAGCGAGTTGTTGCAGGTCAAGCTGCAGATCATCGACGGGCCGTTTAAGAATCGGACGGTGATCGATCGGTTCAACCTTTGGAACAAGAATCCAGAGGCAACGACGATTGCTCAGCAACAGTTTAAGAAGGTTTGCGAGGCACTGAACATTCCGAAGCCTCCCGACTCTTCAGCCCTGCACATGAAACCGCTGATGATCAAGCTGGCCGTTAAGGAATACAACGGCAACAACCAGAACGAAGTGAAGGGCTACAAAGCCTGTTTGCCTCAGTCGTCTTCTGCTCCTGCGGAAAAGACAGCAACCGCTGGCAAGCCTGCTGGCTGGTAGTCTCAACAACATAGGCGCGGGGCAACCTCCGCGCCTTTTTCGTCGACGGAGGGAATGCAGATGGGCAGAACAACGATTGACCACAGCGGGATCTATGAACAGGAGGAACAGATGCAGACAACTGAATTGACAATGACAGACAGGGCCGTTCAGGAACTGTCGACGTTTAACGCGATGATTGAACAGGTTTTGCCCTATGGTCTGCTGACTGTGGCAGAGGCCGGAATCGGACAGGTTGAAGAGGCTCACAAGTTCGTCAAGAAGCTGAACGCGAACATCGAGAAGAAGCGAAAAGAACTCAAGGCCGATGCTTTGGAATACGGGCGGACGGTCGACAGCATTGCGAAACAGTTGACTGAAAAAGTCGACGGAGTCGAAGCAAAATTGAAGGCCGAACGCGACGCCTTCGACGCTGTTGAGAAAGCCGAGAAGGCTGCAAAGGAAGCTGAGAAAGTCGCGAAGAAACAAAGCCGCATCAACGACATGGTGGCTGAAAGAATTCCTCTGGATTGGGTCGCGGTAGAGTTGCCCGATGAAGAATGGATGTGGTGGTTTTCTAAGGCAAAGAAAGCCGCTGCGGAGCAGGCCGCGATCATTGCTGAAGAGAAACGCATCGCTGAAGAATTTGAAGCGAAGCAACGCAAGGAACGCGAAGAACTCGCTGCAAAGCTGGCCGAAGAGGCGAAGCGACAGGCCGAAGAACTCCGCATCCGCGCCGGAGAAATGGAGAAGCAGAGATTGGCTGACGAAGCCGCCTTGGCGGAACAACGCAAGGCGATGGAAGCAGAACGCGAAGAACTCCGCAAACAGCAGGCGGAAGCTACACGACTTGAGTCCATCCGCCGCAAGCGAATTCAGGACGAAGAAGAGGCCGAGAATCTGCGGAGATGGAATGAGGAACAGGCTGCCATTGCAGCCGCTAAGCTCGCAAGGATTGAAGCCCTGAAGCCAGAGATTGAGAAGGCTGAAGGCTTCGCCGAGTGCATGATCACGGACGCTCAAGATTCTCTGGTTCGCCTAGGGAATCCTGAGTGGGGGAGTGATGCGATGCACGCTATCCGCAACTGCGGTGCAACCATCATCTCATTGGTGCAATGTCGATGATCGACGCTTACGACAAACAGACTGGCGACGGCAATTGGCTGCGTCAGTCTCTTCAAATCTTACAGGAGGCAATTGAACGTGTTCAGCGAACTAAAAGCCAGATGGCTGAAGAAGACCGGCGAGCCGATGCCAGCGGAGATTCTGCGACTACCGCTCAAAAAGATCTGCAAGGCCGTGATGCTGGTTGAGGCTGGCGTAACGGTTGTGGTTCCGAAGGAACTGACGCCAGTTGTCAGCGACGGCGGCGATTCGATAACAGAGTGGGATTCGCATAAGGAGTTTTGAATGCTGTCCCCTCGATGGTATCAGTCACAAGCCAACGAAGCCGTCTGGAAGTATCTCAATGAGAAGTCCGGCAACTGTGTCGCTGTGCTTCCCACCGGAGCCGGAAAGAGCCTCCTGATTGCACTGCTGATTCAGCAGGCTCTTGAATTCGGTGGCCGCGTGGTTGTGTTGGCTCACCGCAAGGAACTGCTTCAGCAGAACGCTGACGAGATCAGGGGATTGATTCCGGGCGTTGATGTCGGGATCTATTCAGCGGGCCTGAAGTCAAAAGAGATCCATAACGCTGTGGTTGTCGCTGGCATCCAGTCCGTGTTCCGCAAGGCTGAAGATCTTGGCAGGCGGCACCTTGTGATTGTTGATGAAGCTCACCTCATTAGCGATCTCGAAGAATCGATGTACGGTCAGTTTCTGGCAGCGATGAAAGCTAACGAAGGACTCCGCATTGTGGGCCTGACCGCGACGCCATTCAGAACCGGGGCCGGTCCAATCTGTGGACCTGATCGACAGTTTCAGCGGATCGTTTTTGAGGCAAAGACCGCTCAGCTAATTGCTGAAGGTTTTCTTTGTCCGATCACAAACAAGCCATCGGACCTGAAGATCGACACTGACAAGGTCGGACTTCGCGGTGGCGAGTTTGTTGAATCAGAAATGCAGGCAGCTTTTGATGTCGACGAAAAAGTTCAGGCCGCCTGTGCGGAGATCATCGAGAAGACACAGGGCAGGCACAGCATTCTGGTGTTTGCGTCTGGTGTCCATCATGCGGAGCAGATCGCGGAGTTGCTTCCTGACTCCGCTGTCGTCACTGGCGAGACGCTGCCAATCGAACGAGCGGAAACGCTGCGGAGGTTCGTCGCGGGGGAGCTTCGCTTTTTGGTAAACGTGGACGTGCTGACAACCGGCTTCAACGCCAAGTGCGTCGACGCGATTGCCATCCTTCGCGCAACCATGTCGCCAGGGCTTTTCTGCCAAATGGTCGGTCGCGGGTTGCGGTTGCACGCCAGCAAAACCAACTGCCTGCTATTAGACTTTGGCGGGAACATTGCTCGGCATGGCTCAATCGATGACGAGAACTTCGGGCGGTCGGAAGGCAAAGGGCGAGCGGGTATCGCTGCTGAAAACGGACGCGGGAAGAAATGCCCGTCCTGCGAGCTGGATGTGTCGCCTTCAACAGTCGTCTGCCCTGAGTGCAATTTCATTTTTCCTCGTGAGCGGGAACTGAAGCACGACACGACAGCAGATGAAAGCAGCCAGTTGACAGGCTCAATGTTACCGGAGGAATGGGAAGTCAAAGACGTCATTGTTCGGGTCCACACAAAGAAGGATGACGGCGAAGCTCCGCAGACTGTTCGCGTTGATTACGTCTGCACCAAAGAAGGCGAATCCGGAAACCTCGCAACGATCACTATTCCCGAATGGACCTGCCCAGGGCATCAAGGCTTTGCACGCTTGAAGTTCTTGGCATGGTGGGACGCTCGAAGCCTTTGCGATCCACCGGACAACGCAACGGACGCTGTGGCCCTGATCAACATGGGCGTCTGCCGGAGGCCGGTCAGGATCACGACAAAAAAAGATGGCCGCTGGCACAGGATCACGGAGTGCTTTTTTGAGTCGGAGAAGCCGACTGAGTTGGCTGAATCCGAAGAAGTAAAGACCTACAGCGGGCTGGATGAGGACGTTCCATTTTAAGGAAAGCGGCAATGATAAAACGATCAGAAGACCAAGAACAGGCTTATAGAAAATTTCTGCAGTGGATGGCGTCAAGGCTGTCTCAAGAATTCCGCCTCGGCGGTCTTGCGGGAACAGGAAAAACAACTCTTGTAAAAGCAATGCAAGAGCAAATGAATAACTGCGATGTGATCGCTCCGACTGCAAAGGCGGCTGAAGTTCTCAATAGAAAAGGCGTCTCAGCGTCAACCTGCCATTCACTGCTTTGCAGATTTGAGCATGAAGAACAAGGATCTGACGGAAAGCTGAAGCCAGTATTCTCCGACAAAAAAGTCACTAAGGATTTTCTCATCGTCGATGAGTCATCAATGATCACGAGCGAGATGCGAAAGAAAATTCTTCGCTGTGCAAATCGCGTTGTATGGGTTGGCGACTATGGCCAGTTGCCTCCGGTTGACCCTGATGGTACTGGTGAATCAGTCATGTCAGAAGAGTCACTTGACGCAAAGCTAACGACGCAGTGGAGACACACAGGAAGCGAAGACCTGATTGACTTCGCAAATTTTTTGAGGGCTGGAAATCATCCCCGGAAATGGAAGTCAACCAGCGATCAGGTTTGCGTTGATCCTGCTGGAGTGCAGACATTCAATGATGTTGTTGATTATGTCCTGAGCAATGGTCTATGGCCTGTCATATGTTATCGAAATGCTTTTATTTCTGGATTCAATCAACGGGTTCGTCATGTGCTCGGATTCAAAAAACAGATTGAAATCGGACTTAGAATTGTCTGTACGTATAACAGTTATCAGCACGGAATTGCAAACGGTGAAATGTTCACTGTGGCAAAATTTGACGGCAGCAAGATCACGACGGAATGCGGAAAACGCTTCCCGATCACGTTCGACCCAGCAGACAGAAGCTCTGTTCGCGTGCAGGATGGTTACGCGGTGACGTGCCATAAGTCACAGGGCTCAGAGTGGCCGCGAATTGCAGTGATTGAGGACATCGCGGCTTCGCCTCAATGGAGGTACACGGCGGCGACTCGGGCTCAAAAACATGTCACCTACATCACAAATGACGATGAGGTTTAGTGATGGATTACGATCGCGTTCCGCAAGAACTGAAAGACCTGAAGCGATGGATGCTGTGGAACTACAACAGCAAGGGAACGAAAATTCCGATTAGGCTCGGCGGTGATGCTGGAAGCTCAACTGACCCGTCTGCGTGGTGCGCTTTCGATATCGCGGTTGACTCCTCAATCTATTATCAGGGCATCGCCACGGTTATCGCTGAGCCGTACACGGGCGTTGATCTTGACAATTGCCTGACTGAGGACGGCGATTTTCGCGACTGGGCTTTGCCGATCATCGCGAGGCTTGACGGGATTGCTTACGCGGAAATTTCACCGAGCAAGACCGGAGTGAAGTTCATCACGAGGGCAAAGAAGCCGGATGGCTTCCGTTGTCTTCACAAGATCAATCCCGGCAAAGCCGACAAGCAGCAGATTGAATGCTACGACCATGATCGATTTTGGACGATCACGGGCGATGTCTACAACGGCAATGATGAGATCGGTGATGGGCAGGCCGTTATTGACTGGCTGTGCAAAACTTACCTGAGCGGAGAGCAGGAGAAGAAAGGGACCGTTAAGCATGAGCCAGCGCCGCCAAGGATTGAAGCCGAATCGCTGATGCAGCGCGGGGCGAAATATGTTGAAAACGTTCCGGGTGAAGCGAAAGGAAATCTGAGAAACGCAGCGTTTTCTCTGGCTGGTCATCTGCATTCGCTAAAGGATGATTTTCACGCTCGGCTGACAGATGACGAGGTTTACCAGTTGCTCTGCGATTGGAATCAGAAAAACAATCCACCACTTCGAGACAGCGAACTGAGAGAGGCATCTGTCAATGGACGCAAGAACGGAACTCCGCGCGAAGACAAGCCGCCAATGG